TGAGTTTGCAGTTGATGGTGTATTATTTGTAACAACAGTAGAACTTACAGTATTTGTTTCTGCAAAAACTTGTGTTGATATAAATAATAAAACAATAATTAATCTTAGCACTTCCATCTTCTCCTAGCTTGTCTTAATCTTGAATTAGGATCTTTGGCTGCTTTTGGAAATTTTTTCATTTGTCCTGCACTTCTAGCACAAAATGATTTACGACGCTTTGCATCTTTTGACCCAGCTTTAACTTTACCTGTTACAGCTGTTTTTAATTTAGAGCCCGGATTATCACGACGATATTTGGCAACACCAGCTTTGGTCATTCCCGCCCCCTGTTTAGTGGGGCGGAAATACTTCTTTGTTTTTGGTGGTTGCTTATCCCGTTTTCTAGCCATAGACTACACCAACAGACGTAGCTTGGTTAAAGAAAACAAATAGATCTGTTTCAAATCTTAGCCCTGGATCAGGAAAATTAACTTGTAAATATTCATCCTCTCCTGAACCAATTGCAGGAGTTACGATTGTATATTTAACAGTTCCACCGGATCCATTATCTATCAAATCAACTTTGCCCTGCGCTGCACCACATTTAATGTTTAGTGCAACAACTCTAGCTGGGGCACTAAGTGTATTAGTGCCTGCCGATACTTTAGTTGTTACCTGACCACTAGCGGTTAGTTCTTTGTTCTTGAGAGCAAACATTGTTTACCCCTATCTTTCAACTATAGCACTTACGTAATCTACAGTTAATGATTTAGCTGCTGCCGCTCCTGCTTGAATTGCAAGTGTTACAGTCAACTCCTCATTGTCTGGTAAATTAGTATTAGCTACTTTTACTGGTGCTGCATTATTAATTGAATAATAAACTGCAGATCTATCAGGATCTATAAAAAATGTAGCAGTAACAAAAGTGTCATCTTCCATAGTATGAATTCCAGTTTCTTCTGTTTCAGTAGAATCTTTTTCTACTACAAAATCAAGATTTGTATCGCCATCATCTTTACCGAAAAATACTCCATCGCTTACACCATCAATAGCAGTAGTATCTGTAATTGTTAAACCAATCAACATATCTGATTGTGTAGCATCACTCAATTTAAATCTAGTAGAAAAATATGCTTTTTTACTAGTGCTTAATTTAAACGCCTCACCTTTTAACTGTAACTCTTCCGAGTCATTATCAGCATCATTAGTTGTGATTAGTAAAGCCCCTCCAGCCGAGCTGGTAGCTTGTATAACTTCACCTGAGTCACCGCCAGCGTCTGTTGATGTAATCGTCCAGTCTGTTGCAGTATATGTCATGAAGTCATTAAAATATCCGTAGAATGTTTGATCTGACGGATATGGCATGAACATTGGTTGATCTTTTTTCTGCTCTGTAACATCTGTGTTACCAGCCCATAAGATCATGTTCTGAAAATGTGGGTTAGCCATATTGCCTCCTTGGTTGTATAGCCCTTGTCATGCAGTCTCTATACACGTCTGCCTAGCCAGTGTGCACGACTAAATTAATCTAGGATACTTGTAAGTAGTATAAATAAAAAAAGGCGCTCTTACAAGCGCCTTTCTCCTTGGGAGGATCCAATAAATTTTATGAACCTTGTGATCCGTATACACATCTAGGATCTGAAAATCCAAAGCTGTATCTCTCACGTGCTTTGTATCTCATGTTTCCTGTATCGAAATCGCCTTCCATACCAGTAGTTAGGGCAGCTCTTACGAAGTGTTTGAATCCATTAGGAGCATCAGTTTTTACAAAATATGCATCAGTATCTGTTAGATAGTGGTTAATTGTATAACCATCTGGTAGCATACCCATGTTTCTGAGTGCGTTAATGTCATTGTCAGATGTACCGACTCTGAGGGTAGAATTTAATATTCTATCAGCTACAAATTGAATGTTTACTGGGATAATTAATTTTCTTCCCTGCATTGCAATTTTTAGTCCTCTTTCATCGATAAAGCCTGCAATATCAATCATCGCTTGCTCTAATGAGGTTTCGTTCAAGTCAGCATCTGTGGAGTTTCTGTTTGAGAAAGTTCCACCTAAAGCAGTTGGGTGTGCTGTGTTTACTAATGAAACACCATCACCACCAGCAGTTGAGAACGCATTGTTTAATATGTTCGCTGCTTTTGTTTGCTTTGTGTAAGCCATTGAACGTGCCAAGCTTTTTGTGTAACGAGCCGATAAAGTATCGTACAAGTTGTCTTCGACTGCTTCCTCAGTTAAACTGAATGCTAACGCAACAGTTTCGTGGGAATATCTGCTTGTGAAAGATTCTTGTGCAGTATCAAACTGTACAGCTGAACCTTCTTGTTTTACAGCAGCTTCGCCAAAACCAACTAACATTACTTCTTCTTCAAAAGCTCTATCACTTGCTTCTTGGTCAAATATTTCAGCATGCTCGTTCTCATAACGAGAATACTCCATTCCGAACAAGGCGTTTAGGCCTGGTTCTAGTTCTTTCGCCAGTTGGGCTCTATTAATAGCCATAATATTCTCCTATACGCCTTACGAAGTTCCAGTCGTACCAGTGCCACCGTTAAGTTCATGGTTGTTAATTTTCACAACAAAAACTGAGTTATTCGCAGTAGCGTCATTACTCGGTATGTCGTAAAAATCAATCAACTTGACTTGGTGAGTCGCAGTAGTAGCCTTTGAACTCGAGTCGATTTCGACTGCTGAAATACCCGTAGTGGTACTTCCATTACCGAAACCTATTAAATTACAGTTTTCATTTAAGTTAGCTGCTACTAGATTATTCGCATCAGAATCCTGTTGAATTATAAATAATTGATCAGGGTCATCAGCAACGAATGCAATTGCATCACTCGCTACAGTTCCGTTTGGAAATGTATTGTTAAATCTAGGCTTGCTAGTGGATGGATCTGTATAGAAACATCCCATAAATACTCCTCTTAATGCATCTGAGTTAGTTGCAATTTTGACTGTACCATCAGTGTGTTGAGTCACTGGATCGCCAGTAAATAATGCGCTTGCGCCACTTGCAATAGAGTATTTAGTAGTACCAGTTGTTCCACCAGGAGCGGAACCAACCTTTGCTATTGGTCTTAAACCAAAAGCTGCGTCTATGTTAGCCATAGTAGTCTCCTAAATTATTCCGGAGACATTGATCTTACTTATTAAGACTTCTTGCCACCGAAAGTTACTCTGCTCTGCCTTTCCTGATGGATTGGCATTGCTGGATGTTCTTCTTTGTGGAGATCATTCTCAATTGCTTTTGTCTTCGTATCAGTGAGAGATCTGAAATATTCATCTCTATCTTCTTTCACTTCAATCGGACAGCGCATTAATAATAAACCGCCTATTCCTATTACACCTTTGTACTTTCCGTCAGCGACAGATGGTAAATCCATTCTATCGGGATACTCATCTGATTTTACAAACTCATATCCACTTCGTAGTCTACCAATGATATTTTTTTCATCAGCCATACCACGATATTCAGATCGTACCCACCTGTGGTGAAAACCCTCCGGTGGTTCCGGTGCTTCTAAATTTGATGGGGGAACCCAGCCCCTAGGACGAACATCCTTTTCACGGGTTTCTTGTTTGCGTGACAGTGGTTTTACTCCTTTTGTAGTCATATTACGCTCCTTCCTTCACGTGTTTTGCGTATTCTTCTAATGGCACATTGAGTCTTTTAGCTATTGCAACTTGTGAAGGTGTGAGCTTCACGACCCTGCGTCCAGATTTAGTTTTTCGTACGGCCGACGCAACAGTCTGAACGGGCTGCTTCGTTTCGGTTTTAGTATCCTCTTTATCTTGTTCAAAATAATTTGGAAACACTTCTCTTACATAAGAGTCTATCTCATTATAATACTCATCTGACGTTGGGTCAAATCCTTCTGCAAGTAATTCTTCGTGATGCGCCATCGCAACATCCCTCATATGCTTTGTTTTCTTATTTTTAAACCAAGGATTTCTTGCTGCCCAGTCTTCAGCTTTATAATCTACCCCATAATCTTGGGTTTGTTGCATCTGTTGAGCTTGCAAAGCTTGTTGCTCTTGCATCTGTTTTGTATACTCTTCATCTCTTTTTTGACTAGCTTTTAAACTAGATAGTCTAACTGTATCAGCTTTAGCTGCAGCTAACTGCTCTTGAGCTTCTACCTGAGCTGCAGTATCATTATCCTCAATCGCTTTTTTAAGTTTTGCTTTAGCTGCATCAACAGCGGATGTAACTCTACCCTCAAACTCTGATACATAACCTTTACCTACAGTGCTGTATTTATTTTTGAGCTGTTCGTTTTCTTGTTGCGAAGCTTCATACAATCTTTCCATTTCTCGCATTCTTCCCACGAGATTGTTAATTCTTTTCTTTACACCTTTACTGTAATTATCAAGATCACCTGTTTCATATGGGTCTGTTGGAACTTCTGGTTCCTTTTCACGTGAAACTTTCTCCTCCTGAAGTGGAGCAGATTCTTGTTTGACAGGCTCTTCTACTTGCTCTTCTTCAACAGCAACAGCCCCTTCTTTTTCATTTTCATCTTTTAATTCCACTTCTACAGGATCTCCTGTTACATCTAGTGGAACCATTTTTTCATTTGCATTCTGCATAGAGTTCTCCATGTTTATAAAATATTAGCTGGCAATATATCTCTTGGATCATCAACGACCGCCAGGACCTCATCGTCATTAATGATTCTTAATTCGCCCCCATCTATTTTAATTCTAGAACCCGCATATCTAGTAATTAAAACCCAATCATCCTTTTTACACCAAGGACCATCAGGAAACCTTTCTTTATCCTTATAGGCACTAGGTCCTATTTTTAAAACTTTACATATATTTGTTGTTATCTGTGACTCTTCTATTGTTTCATCGGTGAGAAGAACACCACCTTTTGTCTTACCTTCTAATTTTAATGGAAATAAAACAATTCTAAAACCAGTTGGAGTAGGAAGTTTTTCTAATTCTTTTTTCTTTTTTTCTGCTTGTTTGCCATCCCATACATGTTGGGGTACTATTATCTTTGGTTTAGTCATCTTCTAGCTCCTGTTTTTTTAGCAGGTCCGTGAGTTCCCGTACTTCGTTATTTAGTGCTGCAAGTTTACCAGTCAAATACTTATAATCTGCCCAGTCTTTACAGAGTCCGCTTAGTATAGACTCTTCAACCGCCTTTTGTCTATCTATTAATTGATTTTTATAATAACTAAAAAAATTTTCTAGACGCATGCTTTCATTTGATCTGCCATGGCTTTGGCTCTGTTTGGCGTTTGCTTGGCCCATTTTGAATCTAACATTTCATAACTAGCACCAATATAGTTCTTTTCACTTAGTGCTTTCCACATGTTACGGAACTTTGATACACCATTCTTGCCAAGTTGAAATACCATTTCAATAATTATTTCTTGAGCTATCTCATCAATATCTGTGCAATCATGCTCTTCTTTTAGCTCTCTTGCTCCTTTTATTGCATCTTGTAGATCGTCAAGTAAAATATCCATTAAGAATTTTTCTTCGTATTCTTTATCGTCTTCCCAAAAATCTTCGACACAAAGATGACCTACGCCCACGGTTCGCTTACCAAGTGTATCTAGATAAACTTTGTTTCTATATCCCTCGTGTTTTTTAACTGATTCTAATAATCTCTCTAGATTCATCTACCCCTTATAACTTTTTGTAAAGTTCTTGCTTGTTTTGCGTGTGTCTTAGACGCTTTCTTTAAACCTTTAATTACTTTTTTTACTTTTTTAGTTTTGTTCTTTTTCATTTCTTTTTAAACATCCCTATTGCGCTTGATCCCGCCTTGATGCCAAAGCTCGCTGAAATCGCAATGTACAACAAATTATGATAATACGACGGTAGGTCTTGCAAAGCGAGGAATCCTTTATGTATGTGTTCTTGAAAAGGTGTGAAGACTAAAACTGCTGGAAGAAGTAGTACAATTAATGCCACCTCATCTTTCCAGCTTCCTTTCATTTGGTCAACGGCACTTTGCTCCCATGCAACTTTGCCAGCTATTTGGTCTTCTTTAAGTTTCTGCGTTGCTTTAATGGTTGTAAGTTTTAATTCTTGTTTTGCTTTTTTAGTGTCAACAAAACCCTTGACGCCATCAGCGACGACGCCAAGTAATGGTTTTGCTAATAGTTGCCACATATAATCTTAGATTGCTCCTATAATGATAATAACGATCGCTGCTACGATACCAGCTTTAATCCAATCCTTCATGCTCCAATCGGACCATTCTTTTAAATGAGCCCATAGATCTGCTAAAAGTTTCATAGAAACCTCCTTTGTTCAGATGGTTTTATTACTTTACACCCTTAAAAGCAACTTTTTTGATCTGCATCTTGCTTGTTTGCCCTTTTGGGCCTCCACCTTTGTTCTGTTTTACTACAAAAGGTGAATAAACAATGGCAGCATCAGAAGAAACTTGTAAATTTGGAAAAGGGTTCTTTTGTTTTACTACTTGTGTTTTTGTTTTTTTAAAATTCATTAATGTATCGTCGGTTTAACAAGTTCAATTAGATCTAGACCACCTTGATCTAACAAAGCATTGGCTTCTTTTTCACTAAGATGATCATAAAACAAAACTCGTGATACAGCCATCATAGCTCCTGCTAAAAGTATACTATCTTCAGAGGATTTACTACTGTTTTTTGCTATAAGCATTAGCTTATCAAAATAATCCGCTAATTTTTCTTCAGCCTGCATTATTTTTCTTATCTAAATTAACATTTGCACGCAATTGTGCAATATCTTCATTAGAATCTATCTTATCTTGTGCTAATTTTGCTTGTTGTTCTAGTTTTGCAGCATCTAATTCTAATTTTGATTGATCATTTTGTGATTTTCTTTGAATATCTTGTGCTTTTAACTGTAATTCTTGCTCTTTTAAGCCAATAAGAGGGTCTTGACCTTGCCCTTGCATAGCTTCTTGCTCTTCAATAAACATTTCAGAAATAAAATCACTAACTTTGTCAGCAACTTGCACTTCGAGTTGTTTTTGAAACTGCATTTGTAGCTCTGGTGGTATTTGACCTCCGTATTTTTGTGCTTCTTGTTGGATTACTTCTTGCATTTGTGCCTCTACTTCTTCTCTTGCTAGTAATGAAATGTGTTCCATAACATGTGCTTGCAACAAAATGGTAGCTTGTGGGTTTGAACGCACTAACATTGATGACATAAATACTCTGTGTGCTTCAATATGTTGTTGATGAGCTTGTCCTCTAAATACTACAAGTTTTTTTCCTAATAAAGCATCTGCATTTTCTATTCCTGGATCTTTAGGTGCGTCTGGTTTCGGCACTGGTAAAATTGCATCAATATCTTTAACACC